CCTTTCAATAACCCCCCAAACGCATCGAATATAGGCTGCGTTGCTTGTTGTAGAGCAATGCGTTCTAATTGACGGATCATGTTTTCAGCAAAATCAGTGAATGATCCTGATGACGACATCATCGCATCAGCGAATGACGCGCCCCAGCCATCAACTGCACTGGTTAATGCGTCAAATTCGCTCGTTGTTTTTTGCAATGAAGCGTCGAGCGTGTCCTGTGCTTCCTTAACGCCTCGGATATAGTTTTCCTCAGATAACAACGCTTGTTCAGTGCCTGTTATGCGCGTGTTTTTAAGTTCGTTGAGTAATGCTATTTCATCTTGATATATTTCCAATGGTGTCCTAAGCGATTGATTTAAACGCTCTGATGCCGTTATTAAATCGTCATAATGAGCGATTTGATCGTTGCCTTTTGCTAACGAGGCATCAAGTGTTTCTTTGGCCGCTATTAATCCTCGGTTGTAGGTCTCTTGTGAAATAAGTGCCGCGTTTGAACCTTCTATTCTTGTGTTTCTTAATTCCTTCAATACGGCTATTTCTTCGTTGTATATTTCAATCGGCGTGCGCAATGATTTATTAAGCTTATCAGATGCTTTAACTAACTCCTCGTAGCGGTCTTTTAATGCTTCTGCTGCATTTTTATCGGCTGATACTTTATTAAGCGATTCGGCTATTTCATCGAACGATTTTTTGCTCTTTGCTGAAAATGCGACGACCTCTGCATCTAATGAATCAAGCAACTCCTTTAATCCCTTGCGGTTTTTTTCTAGGTTTCTGACGTAGTCGTTATCTTCGCCAAAAGCTTCCGTCATTTCTTTTATTTTTTCGTCTAAAAGAAAAATTTGATCCCTAGTGTCATTTGCTTGTTTTAAAAGAACATCATGCGCCGAACTGTTTAATAAATTATTAATGAAGTCAATACCCTCGCCGACAAATCTAATCGCGCTCGTTACCTTAGAGCTGTTTTTATCGTTCATTAAATTGTCAACGAAACTGTCCCACGAGTCACCTAAGTTAGAAATAGCACCGTTCAACGTTGATGCTTGTCGCTCCATGCCACCGGCAAACTCTGTTTCACCTAAGTTAACTAAAAAGTCTTGAATCTCACCAGCATTTTTGCCAATCTCAGTCGTCATGCCCCTAAAGGTAAACGAAATTCGATCTCCTTCTGTTTTTGTTTTTATACCAAATTCTTTTAGCCGTTCAAACTCGCCAGTCGTAGCGTCGGCAACTGCCTCAATCATTTGATTAAGCGATTTACCCATTGCGCCAGCGGTGTTACCGTAACTGGTTAAAGCCTTTTCAGATGGCGCTAGACCTAAGTTGCCCAGTTTAATAAATGCGTTTGTTACTTCGGCAACCGCGAATGGCGTTGTCGCCGCAAACTCTTTAATGCCCTCAAAAGCTATATTGGCATCTTCAACGCTTCCGGTTGTGGTGATTAAGGACGTTTTAAGGGATTCGAACTCTCTATTAACCGCGAGTATGTTAGCTGCTAACGCTGATGTTGCTAACGCTGCTAAAGCACCACCCAACAACTTAGTGGAAGCGCCTAATTTCTTAGTGGTTTTTTCTGTTTTAGCGCCTTGCTGCTCAAGTTTTTTAAGGCTCTGCGTTCCGGTAACAACGCCTTTGCTGTCAACTTGAATGGCAAGTGTTGCATATTCAGCCATGATTATTCCTCTTTGCGCTGTTTATTCTCATAATAGCCCTTGTCTCAAATGCTGTTAATCGTCCGTTAATTTCTGAATACGCTTTTATCTCACTGTACGTTATAACTCCGTTTGTCGCATTAAACAAATCAACAAAAATTAACCAAATATACTTTAGATCACTGTCAAGCTCGATCATATTATCAAGCGTTGCTTTGGCTTTATCGCTCTGTTTAGCCGCTTGCCTTTGCAATTCTATCCGACTGACCTTTGAGCCTTCTGCGTACCCATTCCAGTAAAACTCCTGTTCAGCATACGCGACTAACTCATTAATCAGCCCTTGATAAAATTTGCGCGCTTACCTATAAACTCGTCAACTTGTTCTGCAATTAATGGCGAATTAATAAAGACATCTTTAACGAATTCTCTGTCAAATTCTTTTTTATCAAATCCCTTCCAGCCAATAACAGCTTGCGATAACACATCGGCAACAATCGCCCGGTGCGCTTTTTTATCGCCCTGCTCTGCTTTTGACATCGCCATTATCTTACGCTTACCGTCAAGTTCAGCATCACGCCACCTGTTAGAATCAACACCGACAATCGTTAAATAGAAATCAGTAGGCTTGTTGGTAATGGGGCTGATTAGTCTTAGCTCAGCCCCTGCCTCGTGCGCTTCTAACGTGTATAAGTCCTCAATTTTCATTAAACAGGTACTCGCTGAATCACTAACGTTTTACCAATAACAGAATCCTTAACGCCAGTGAATGACATTGATAGTGTAACCGAACCATCATCTGAAACATCTGGATTGCCGGAGTTATATTTAATGTTAGGCATATAAAACCAGTATGTGTTCCCATCCGGATCAGTTAGCTCAAACTGTAAGTTGCTGGCTGTTTCGCTAATGAATTTATTGTACAAAGTGATCGAATCAAAATAAGCTGATACCGTACCGCTTAACATAAAGCGACCAGTTCCAGGAAGCAACGACGTATCATCAAATACAACGAATCGACGATCCATGCTGTTGTCACACGTAAAGTCTATTGACTGAATAACGGCTATTGTCGCTCCGCCGTCTCTAATCACGCCCGTGAATGAATCATAAGGTTCAGTAGTCGTGGCAGTTGGATAGGTAGAGCTAGCCTTTGGTGATGCAGTAGCGGGTTCGATGTCTTTGCCCACCAGCGCAAGAGTTCCGCTAACGACTGAATCAGGTGCAATACTTAACTGTAATGAAGAAGCATTTAAACCAGTCATAAATACATAAGTACCCTGATCTGCAAAATAACGTTCAAAGGTCGCGTATCTGCGCGTTGTGCCGTTTTCTAAGGTCGCGTCAACTATAAATTGCTCGTCACCACCGCCAGCCTCCGTTCCTTGCGTTTGCCCTTCTAGTGCCGTTACAGTCAATACTAAAGCTGCAACGTTGGTAATTAAAAAACGGCCGTTATTTTCTGATGATGCATAACCGGAAGATGTTACAACCGTATTAGCGACAAACCCATCTGTTATGAATGAACCGGATGCGCGTGTAAATGTGCCAGCGGCAGAATCCGCGCTAATAGCGCCACTATCAATCTTAGTTGACCAAGTGCCGCCAAGTGCTGCCTCAAGCCAATCATCTTGTGCGCCATACGCCAGCTCAAAATTGACATTGTTGCCCACTGATTTATTGCCATGTCTAACAAAACCATATTGCCTGTCTGACGAAATCTCCTGTGATTTTAACTCGGTTTTCTCCACGCCAAGATCAGTTCCAGTATGACGAAACGGCTCAAAAGTTGGCGTTGATGGCGTAGTCCCATAAGTGGACTCGAAAATATATGATAGTCTGTGTTGTGACCCGTCTGCTATGCTCATTATGCTGTCCTCGCTGTGGTGTAAGATAAGTAGTCAATAAATACAGGTATAACAAACCAAGCGCCGTCACGATTTGCGCGACCTTGTGAGGCTGTATTAACCCTCACGTTTACTGCATTATACGTCAATGTTAATCCCCTCGTAAAATAGTTAGCTATTGCGTCTGCCTCAGTAAGCGCAACGACTAAAGGCTTGTTGCTGGGGGCGAATACGTCTATCTGATAAATGCCCTCATGACGTTCTTGTCCTGCTGTGCCTAGTCCAGCTTGTGATGATTTCGCTGGTAATAAAGTCGGTCGTAAGTACATCGTACCAACGATAGGCTCGTACTCGATATTTTCATAAGCAACCGGTCGAGTATTAGCTACTGAATAAGCCTGTATCTTTTTATTCAATGCGACGCTTATGTCTTTAAATGCGCTCATTTGTTAACCTTTCGTGCGTTTGCTGTCATCGCTCTTTTCCACCTTTTCAAGTTAACCTTAACCATGCCATGCGGCCTTTGCTTAGACCAGCCTTCCTCAACTGCTTGGGCATAAGGTAAACTATTGCTTAGGTAGATTGTATCACCGTTTTTGTAAAAACCTAATGTCGTTAATAAATCGCTTTCTGATCCACTGCCGCTGCTGTCTGGCGGTCTATCTGCTGATTCGTTAATGCTGTTTAAATTAGTGTTCCAGTTGTTTCTTAATCTGCCGCCGACATAATCTTTAACATTTGGGCTCTTCCATATAGACGTATTACCTACCGGAGTGTCTTTTATGATCGCGCCAAAGACTTGAACAACCGAAGATCGAACCGTTTTGTTCAAATTCTTGTCTGCCTTTTTAACGAACTTTTTAAGATCGGAGCTGAACGTCATATTTCACCACCGTTCCTGCTGGGGTTAAAGGATCAACGCTGACGATATGAAAATCACCGTCTGCCGTTGTGACTACATCGTTAATCATTGGCTCATTGCCTGATTGCATTAAACACTTTTTATCTGTTGATAGAACCTGCACGCCATCGACCAGGTTTTTTCTATAATTAAATATCGCGGCGTATGCTGTAAACGTTGTCGAAGTGCCTGGCGTTCCCGTACCATCTACCGGGTCGACTGTACCTACAACAGCCCTTGTTACTGTCACGTTTTGCCCAAACTTAGTTAAAAGGCTAATCGTTGTGTTAGCAAGGCCTGTGTAAAATTCAGCCACGTTCTGCACCTACACTCAAGCCACCGCCGCGTGTTAGTTTCTTTTCTAACGCGCCAATCTTCCTATTGAAATCATAAGGCATCGAGCTGTCCATGTATTCAACTTCAACAACATCAACCTTTTCACGCTTAACAGCGCGTGCAATCGTTAGTAAAGGGCTTTCACCATCACCAATAGCAATAGCAACCTCGCATTGAAGGTCTTTTAATAGCTGCGGTATTTCATCAAGATCCATGTAAAAGCCATCAATCATAAGGCTTGTGCGCGGAAATTGTAGCGGCTGCGCTTTGGTGAGCTTATCGCCCTTAAATCTAAGGCTTTCAATGTACGTCATGGCTTGCGTCAATAGCACTTCTTTATCGCCGGTAAACGTAATCCCTCGCGCTGTGCCGTATGTCGCAAGCTCAGTTCCGGTAACGTATGAATTAGCACCTGCTACTTGTGTCCCGTCTTCTATTGTTAGTGGCATGATAGTTCCTTAATTAATTGATCTTCCAACAATGTCTATTATTCTACCGCTTTCGGCTATCGTTCTGCCAGGATTGTCAATAATTCTAAAATCTGAGATTGCAGTTTTCTGCAACGTTGCAGCCATTGTTATTGTGATTGTCTGTGTTCCGACAATAGACGTATGTTGCGTGTAGTTTAAAGTAGCCGCTGGTGATAAGTTAATTGGTACAGCGCCAACAATGAAAGCGCCGCTAGTATAACTAAGTGTAGAAGCTGGCGATAGCGTGATCGTTTGGCTGACAACAATGGCATGATGCTGATTGTAACCAAGCGTTGATCCGATTGATGCTGTGATCGTTTGCGTGCCGACAATATTGTGATGTTGATTGTAATCAAGCGTTGCGCCAATATTAGCTGTAATTGTTTGACTGCCGACGATTGCAGCGTTTCGCGTATAGTCTAGCGTGGCGGCTGGCGATACTGATATTGTTATATCGCCTACAATATTAGCCGACCCTGTATAGTCTAAAGTAGCTGCTGGCGTAAAGCTAATCGTCTGCGAACCTACAATCGAGGCGTTGCTCGTATAATCTAACGCAGCGCCAACCGATAACGTGATTGATTGACTACCTACAATAGACGAGTGTTGCTGGTAATCTAGCGTTGCAGTTGGTAAAGCTGTTACCGTTACCGCGCCTACAATAGCTGAGTTTTTACGATAGTCTAAAGTAGCCGCCGGTGTAACTGATACCGACTGACTGCCTATAATTGATGGGTTTTGCGTATAGTCTAAAACTGAACCAATCGAAGCCGTTATTGTTTGGCTGCCAACAATATCGTGATTAGCCGCGTAAGCCATTGTAGCGGTTGGCGATACTGATACTGTCTGCGTACCAACGATTGAATAACTGGAAGCTCCGGTCGCTTCCTTCGCACCAATCGCAACGGCGCCAAGAGAGCTAGCACCTAATGACATTTAGATGACCTCTTTATCTTTTATGGCTTTATTTTTATTTGCCACTGTTACCCCCAAGCTACATCGGTGACAACGTCAAATGCTGTTATGGCTGCCTCTGTGGATAGTCCATTAATACTGTCGATACCAACTTTGCCTGCTTGATAAAGGTCAATCACCTGCTGAAACGTAGCGGTGGGCGTTCTTGCTGCTGGCGCAATGGATAAGAACTGTTCGCATACCAACTCTAATTCATCAAGGCTATTTATAGCAGGTAAAACAGCATTAATGCGCGATAACGCCTCTTGCTTTAGTTCGGCTATCTTTTCATTTTTTGCATCAGGCAATGGGTCGTAAGCATCAACAATAGCTTGAACTGCTGCGTCTATCGTTGCGTTTTGATTGCCCTGTGAGTCAAAGGCGTGCAGTTCAAAAACACCGCTCACTTGCTCATTCAATAAGCGATAACCATGCGGAATTAACAAATCATCTGGTATGTTTTTATTTAAGGTAATCATGGTTTCATTACCCCCTTAAAGACTTTCGTGGAAATTGCGCCTCCTGTTGTTAAATCAATAGACGCTGGTAAAGAGCTCCATCCTGCGGTAATAGCGTATTCGTTGTTAAACTTTCTATCTATATTCGACGTTAGACCTTGAGAACCAAAAACGCCTGAATTTGTTTGATGTGTACTTTGACCTTTTATTCTGAACGTTGAGGCATCATCTGTTATTGCTGCTAATGCGTATATCTTTCCGTATTCAAGCGTATAAGCCGATAATGTTACGTTAGTTTCCGCTGTGTTGGCTACTACCGTTGATGATGTCGATTGTAATAACGTTGCTGTGGTTAAGTCTTGCGATATTTCATAAATTCCAAGTATCAGTGTTTCGGTCCCTGCGCCTGACGTTGTTAATTGATATGCAATCTTTGTGAACCCACGGACTGCTTTAGTCTCACAAATAAAGAAGTCCAGCGAAATGGAATTATCCACCATCGTTACCGCAACAGGCGAGCCAGGCCATTCATGCGGCACATAGCCATCCGACCCAGCCGCTAAAGCCGTAGGAAACCTTACTAGGTTATTTCTCGTCACATCACAACGAATCGTATGCGTGCCGCCGCTTAATGTAATGTTAGTAGATGGGTTGGTATTAACCGTCGTGCCATTCCAGCTCCAGTCATCATCCCGCGTTATCGTGTCGCCTGTGCTGTTATACGTGCCAATGCCGGTAATTTTAATAACACCCGCGCTATCTTCTACGCTGTAGCTTACAGGCTGACCATCGGCAAAGGATTGGGCAAACGGCACTGATCCGGCTGTTGCGCCGGATAGCGTTAAGGTGTTGCCCGTACCTGTGCAGGTTTCTTCGGTAAAATTAGCGTACATCTTCTTACGCTATAGTAATATTCGGCGTAATGTCGTAGGTGTCGTTCTCGGCGATTGTATATGGCCCAGCCGCATCAACTTCAATAGCAACGATACGAGGCGCTGTGCCCTTGGTCAAAACCGCATAGCCATAAATTGAGCCTGTCCAGCCACCAGCACCGCCTGTAAATGTTTGCAAAGCATAACTCGCAGTGTCACCCGTCACTGTCCAAGACGCATCGGTCAACACTTTAGCAGCGTAACCCGTACCTGACGGTTGGGTAAGCGTTGCGGCTGTTATCGTCTCCGGCGCAGTAGTATTAGTAAATAGCACTAAGTCTAAGTTAGTACCCCTATCAACGTCAGCATTCTTAAACACTAAGTTAGCTACAAGTGTTTCGCCCTCATTCGGTAATAATCCAGCCATTATTTAACTCCCTTTTTAGTGGTTTTAGGCTCGGCTTTTTTAGTAGCCGGTTTATCTGAGTACAGTTTGTCGGTCTTTTGAAGATCAGATTTATTTATTGTGACAGGTTGACCGTCTCGATCAATTACCACTGTTTCGCATCTTGACATGGTTTTATCTCCTATGGTTAACAAGGCTGAACATTGCACCCTCGTGAGAAGGTGCAACATTCAATCAACTACCCAAGAAGTAAGGCTGAATGCTCGGGCTTAATATTCTTCACGCCCCAAGCTAATGCCACTTCATAACGAACCTTTCTGTAACCTTGATAGAGACTAAATTCAAGGCTAAGCCCTGAGCGATCATCTGTTACCACGATAACATCTGATGCGTTATCCCCTTCCGTTGGGCGTGCTGGTGCGCGTGCTGCTAATACTAAAGCGCTACGAGCAAAAGCCATGTTACGAGCTGATGCTGCAACACCTGATACCGCTGTAGTAGCTGCAACCGCAAGCTGTAAACCCGGTGCTGCAATAACAACATCACCAGTCGTTGATGCACCAATAGTTACATCGGATGCAATAACGTACTTGTTAGTATCACCTGCAAAGGTAATAATGTCGCCCGCTAATGCAGTAACACCTGAGGCTCCTGCTGTGGTCATGTTGATGGTCGTTTGACCCACCGCTTCTAATGCTGTAACAGTAACCGTACCAGTAATCACGTTCGTTCCAGTCGTTTCAATCTGACCAGATTCACGCAACGGCATACCAGCTAGATCAAGTAAAACACCTTGACGTAACATTGAATCAGTACCAGCACTATTAACCGCTGATTGCTTACCGATAAAGTTAGCACCTGCGGTTGTGTCAATAACCAGATTAATATCGCTTTGTGGTGCGCCGTTATCCTTTAAGATTTTAAGCACCTGAGACGCATCTGTATAGTCGTTGGCAGTGCCGAAAGGCGTAGTGCCTGCTGTGCCGTAAGCGCGACTGAAAGTCGATTGTAAACCGGCAAGATCAGACTCAACCTCATTCACAATGCTGCGTATCGCCTGTGAGATTTTACCGGCCCTGCTGTTTAAATAACCGCTGCCGTTGTTTAAGCCCATTTGATCTTCACCAATAAACCCAAACTCTGCGGCACGTGACTTAGTAATAACAACGTCTGAATAACCAGTCGTTTGCCCTGTTGGATCAGGAACGGTCATTGCAGGCGTAATATCACTAACGTTACCTGTTGGTTCTGCTGATACTCGAATTGCTTCGTTTAATGCTGCGCGGTTAGCACTGGCGTTCATTGTGACTGATGGGATTAGACCCGTCATTTCACGCGATACAACGTCCATTGCTTCGTAAATGTCTGGAATTAATCCAGTAAGTGTGTTTTCTGCCATTTTTCAATCCTCTGTTTATATAACTTTAGCGCCTCGCTTTATAGTCGCTTGACGCTGTGCCGGGTTAAGTGCTTCAAAATCTGCACGTTTGATAGTATCACCAGAAGCACCGCTTCCATTTGATCCACCGTTGGCACTGCCACCTGAGGATTGATTGCCTTTGAGCATATAAGAATAATCGGCACTGCCTTTTAATTCTTCGGTTAACTGCTCAATAGTCGATATTGTTAAATTGCCTTTCTTGTCGGTGACCTTAACACCGTCTTCCGAGTATTTCAAGCGCGATGCAATTTTACTCTTTAAATCACTCACCGCCGCCTCGATTGGGTTTAATTTTAACGCAATAGTACCAGCAATGTCATTAATATTTTGCTGCTCGAATAATTGGTTAATTTTATCCCTTGCTTCTTCTGCTTCTAATCGTGCTGCTTCGCTCGATTCATATAACTGTTTAAAGTTTCCTTCTGCCGCTGCTTTCTCGCGGGCTTCTTTAGCTGCCTGTGCTTCTGCTGCCTTTGTGTGTTTGTTGGCTTCTGCTATCTTAGCGTTTAACCGTTCGTTATCTGCTGCCATCGCTTCCATCTTCTCTTTCCATACAGCGTCGGCTGCTGCTACTGCTTCGGCTGCAATTTCTTCGGCTGTTTTTTCTACTGGTTTGTTTTCTTCTTCGCTCATTTTAATACTCCTGGTCACTGACCGTTGTTGCGCTACTAGCGCGGTTAAAGAGACATCGCCTCTAGTTCTAATAAAGATAAAGTCCGTCCTGTTGGGTCTGTAAATTTGTCCATTGATATTTTGCCACTCCTAAACAGTTTAGATCGTTCCTCGCCCAATGCTTCATCGACAAACTCTTTCGGTTGTGTTCTAAGCCAGCTCCCATAACTCTTGTTGGCTGATACGCTCTCAACGCCACCCGCACCAATAGCGGGTCGCTCACCCTCAAAACCAGCCAGCTTATATTCATCTTTTACTTTCGGTATTGTCGTTGAACGGCACGAAAAATGGGCTGGCGGTCGCGGGTCTGTTGGGTTCGTGTAGATAATTCCGTCCCTGCCACCACAAATTAATGACGTTTTGGAATCTAGAGTCGACACCCACTCATAGCCCTGTAAAATATCACTGTTGGCCTCGTACATTGATGACCTAGCCATTGACGACGCATGATTGATCGCCGTTCTAACTACCGTATTAACGTCGCGTCTTTGTACTGTATTAACGATTGAGCTAACCGACCGCGCTATGTCTGCTGTCGTATCGCCTAGCGTTACACCGTCCATTATCGTTTGTCTCACTGTCGATGCGTGTTTAGCCGACATCATGCGAATAGCGGTATTAATATTAACGCCCGTCCTTCCCACTGACATCATACTGTTATCTACTGCTGCTATTAACATAGCGTCTGCTGGCAATACCCAGTCAACATTAGTCACTGTTCCGTATAACTTGGCTGAATGGGCTGCTTCCTGAACCACCAAAGCATTAGTTGACTGCTTAACCGACTCACGCAACGCACCTGATAAACCGGCGTAAAGTTGATCTATGTCGGCAAGCACTAATGATAATCGCTGAACTTGGAACTGTGTGGGTTCAGCCATTAGCCTGACTGTTATCTCATGTCGTAATCTACTGAGCATAGCTAATGCTTTTTTAGACTCACCGCCAGCATAGCGTTGTAGAAACACTTGATGCCGTGTTGCTGCGTCGATTATGTATTGCTGTGCGCTCATAAAATATCTGCTATTTCTGCCTCGCCGTCTATATCATCATCTGTTCTGTCGCCATCAATAAGCCGCCCACTTCTTAGATTATCGCGCAAGTCGCTTTTAGCAATCACGCCACGATCTAATAGCTGGATTTGAGCAATGACTAATTGTGGATCAATCGAACGATCATAAAATTCCTTATTAATATCAATCTCGATTAAGTCTTCACTACCGCCCATAAATAAGGCCGCGTGTTTAAAGAAATCGATCATGCCTGCCTCGATATTACCAACGATAGCTGATAGTTTAGAATTCTGACCGGCGAATCTTATCTTAGCGCCCTCGGCTGTTTCGTTGCCGCCTGCATCTGTGATAAGCCTTGCACCTAGCCGGATCATCTGCATTTCTTTATCTTGCATACCCTCACGCGGCATGATGTTCGGCGTTACTTGTAATAAACCGGCACTTGCACCTTCTGGTAAGAGTAAAAACTCGCGTGATCCAATTCTAACAGGTTCGTCTTTAAGAACGTCCTTAACCCATGATGCGGAAAAGCCAGAAGCCCATGGCGTAGGCTGCCCGACCATGTAACACGAATCTTCATAATCTGCGCTGTTGATATAATGCGCGATATTGACGTTTGCAATATCAGATAGCGGCGCTTTATCGACCACTTCATCATTGTTAGTTGAGCCAATAAATGAGAAGGGAATTTTATCCCATGTCGTGCCGTCTGACTTACGCGGAACTATATCCTCACCCACTTGCTCGTTGTCCTCGTTGTATAACCGTTGGATATAAACGCCGTCCTCAATGGTTAAAACGCGGTGATAAACCTTTACTTGAACATCGAAACCATCAATGCCGATAAAATTGGTAGGCTCTTTTAACACGACAAGCGTTAACTGCTTTCCTGACGGCGTAGGACTTACCCGCCAATTAATAATATCCTCAGCACGATAGATCAATAACTTTGCGCGTGGGTTCATTGCCTCAACGCTCTGCTTGCTCTGCCCTGCTTCTACAACGGGATAATCAGCTAATAAACCAATGCGCCCTGTCATTAGCACGTTGCTGGTTACAGTCCTGACTAATTGATCTATCGTTAGCCCCATCCCGTCGATATTGTCGGTTAAATACAGCAGTTCATTCGGCAACACCACTTGGATGGGCTTACGAAACACCATGCCCAACATTCCTTCCTCTGTCGCGCCGGTGAAGTTCACATAATTGGCCCGCTCAACATAGGCTTTATATCTATCAAGGTTTACCTTTGACTTGTCGTCTGGCATGGGCATAGGCAGATAATCAGTGCCAGCTTCTTTGACTGTCCTTGCACCCGCTACGCATTTCCTGTTTCTTTCCCAGTCTTCAACGTGGGCGCTGTATGAGCTGTGCTTTGTATTAACTGGCATTTAGAACCTCATTGTGAATTTGGTTGACGGCTTGTTAATCGGCATTTCATACGCGATTGGGTACGTACCAGCGTCCGGTAAATGGTCAATATTGCTCTTTTTATCAGGCTCGCCGTTAGCATCATAAGTTAATTGCTCCATGCACCGCGCATATTCTGGACACATTTTATCATTAATCATTAACCTTTTATCAATAAATGCTTTATTAGCACTTAGAACCCGGTCTTTAACCGCTGGGTTTTTTTTGTTCTTATACACCGAAAAACCTGCGGCTTCAAGTAAGGATATGTCGGACACCGAAGCGTCAACTGATTTGCGGCTTGATCCCGATGCGTCTGGGTAAATCCTTATCGAGTGTTCTTTATACCGCTCTTGGATAGTTTTAACCATTGCTGGCGTGTCATATATGCCCTTTAATTCATCTACCGCGTGCCAATCTTTATCTCGGTGTACATAAACAACCGCGCTCATGTTAGTAACGTTGAAATCCATGCCGATACATAATAACTCTTTTTCTTGGATCATTTCTTTGCTGTTATTCAACGCCCTGTCATAAGAATTATATACTGTGCCGCTGGTTAAGTTAACAAACTGCCCGCCCAAGTACGCGCTAATCAACTCCGGCGGATAGGTTTCGATCATCGAAGATATATAGTCAGGCGGCAAATGTTCTTCATTCTCATACGTAGATGCCTGAACCATCGAATATGACGGAGAAGGATCAAGCGCGAATTGATCGTACACGAACATAAAACCCTCTGGTGTTGTCGTTACAGTCACCACGTTTTCAGTGCCAGGAATAACTAATCTCAATCGAGCAATGATTTTATTCCATGCGTTTTTTGCTTTATTCTTCGGTAGCGTGTCTATTTCATCCACCAGTGCGCGGGCTATTTTAAAACCAATGATGCTTCCAGGATTGTCCATTGATCGACAAATGATCGTGCCGTAATACCCGCCGTTGCGATAGACATGGACTTCCTTATTGGCTTCACGAATGATTGCATTAAAGCCCATCATGTGCGCTGCTTCGTCAAACGTTGGATAATAAATATCTCTAATCGCTGGGTATGACGGTGCAAAGTAACCTTGAAGTGTTTTTGGATATTGACCTGCAAAGATAAGCTGATCTATGCAGCCGATGAAAGTCTTGCCCGAACCATATCCTCCCACGTACCCACGATACTTGGTGTTTAGGTTATTAAGGAATATTGATTGCGGCGCGCTAAGGCTTAGCATTAGTCACTTTTATTTCACCCACTGGCTCTTTTACATTAAAGCTAATACTCAGCGGTTGTACTTCTCTATCCTGATCTTCTGCGCTCGATGTTTCGCGCCATCTAGCACGAGTCTTTAGCCAAAATATAGCTGCGACTGTGCTTTTACCATTGACTGCTTGGTTATACAATGATTTAGCCACTGCTGCATTGGCTTTAATCACGCCTTGATCTAATTCATCTCGATAGTATTTCCTAAGCGTCTTGGCGTTAATCCCTATATATTTAGCTATGTCTTCCTGTTGTATGCCAAAACCTACTAACGCCAACACTTCTGCGCGGCTAGCTTTAGTTGGTTCGTGTGCCGGAGTTCCTGCCATAAATCGCCCTTTCGAAATAGTGTTTCCATTATATCATAAGTTATTAATGCCTTTTATAGACGGTATCTTAGTCATTATTGGAATGTTTCATCTATATTAGTAAACCCTAATCCGGTGCTTGATAATGCTTTTTGCATTAACTTTTGCTGCGGTGTCCATGCTGCCCATGCGTGCTTAATGCTTTTGTAGCTGTTCACATTCGATTTGCCTTTCTTCTCGCATTTCTTTGAGCAAAACTTCTTTTGTGTTTTTGATAGTACATTAATGCCGCATTCTTTACACTTCATTTTAACTCCTTTAGCTTGGTTTTATAGTAATTTTCGATCTCTTTATAATCATCTGCTGTGCGTTTTAATACATTGCCGTTGCTGTCCTTGCCGCTCCCCTTGTTAGCTAATAAATAATCAACCCTGGCATTGCCTATTTTCTTGCGTAAATTCCGCTCATAGTCGCCAGAATCGCCGCCTTTGTGTTTATTACAGTAAACCGATTGCGAATGAATATTATCCTCGTGATACCTTAGAAACGAGTTATTCCCGCTTTCTAAGAAATGACCTGAGTCATAATTCTTGCCCCGTTGACCAACTCATAACTGGCAAAAACACAGGCATACCATTTATGGTATTTCTTTCTGAGTTGTAGCATCGCGCTATCTACCTTTGCTATCACTATTAACTTGCTTAAGTCTGTAAATTCAACGCCTTTGGGTATCGAAGAACAAAACTCGCCCCGTGATGCCCCCCCGTCTTTAATCATGCCGTTAGTTGGATTAGCAATCGGCACGGGCCTACGCTTACGCTCTAACGCCTCGAAGTATTCATGTAGCATCCACTCTAGCCGTTTATTATTATTCATGCTGGCCTTCTGCTTGATTTTATTTTTTAAATCGCTTTACGGATAACGTCCGTATCACCACCGCCGCATATAGTATGTTTGCGTTCATACCAGCCTCTGTTGTTTATAACCTTTCTTCAACAAGTCTCGCGTACCCTATGATGTCATGCCATGAGTCCACATAGTCGGGGTCGCCGTTCAGTATCCGCCCTACCTTATGGGCCACCATCTCTAGCGACTCTCTTTTATCGTCCGATAACTTATCCCAATTAGGGCTGTCAATCATTGCCCTCTTGATATTCTGGGTGATTCGAGCGTGTTCAACAAACTCGCCGTATCTATTGCCCCGTTCTCGAAGTGTCTTGTCTATCCCCGTCGAAATGGTGTCCAGATTCTCCGACTGGCGCTGTGATCTTTCATCTGTTGGTGCCATCATACTTCTCCTTATTGAAGACCCTTATTAGGTCTGTTCATCCCCTTACTGGGGTTTACAATTCATCCTATTGTTATGTCCACATCAATATCAGGTTTCTCTATCTCAAACATATAGCTTGAATGTCTGCCGCCTTTTTTCTTAAATGTAATCATTTCCATACCAGCCTGTGAATTATAACCCATCGAAGCGTGCCATGAGTCAGGTGGCGGAAGTGCTGCGAATTTCTTAACGATAACCCCGCTGTCGGTTTCAAGTACGTCCTGATGATGAAAGTGTCCGACTGCCCACATTTTGTGTGTCGTTCTGCCCCATGCTTTATTCATGTCCCTTGCCATCACCGCGGCTAGTTTAGCTGGCTTAATTTTATCACCGTGATTAACACCGATCAGCCACTTGCCAAATTCCAGATAGTGAAAGAAGCCATCAGTCTGTAAAACATTTACACGCGGCTCATCTTCGTAGAAGAAGGAAAGCATTAATTGTACCGCTGGTGCAACGTCATTATTGTGGTTGCCCCTTGCGACTACCACCACCACTTTTTTAAACTTCAATAACATAGCGTCAATAGCGTATCTCATTAACATAGCTGCTTCGCGCATGATTACATGGTGGCGAGTATCTACATCGACCTTAGTGCCTTTGTACGTTGTGTCTAAAGAACTATTAGCGTGCATAAAATCGCCCACGTCAACTAAAAGCCCTGTTTCTGAGCTAGGTGCAATGCTAATCAGGTTATCTACTGCGTCCCGCGTGTTTTTGATACAAATATCCATATCAAAATTACCACCGCGAGTTTCTTTGCCGTAGGCTTTCATGCCTAAATGCGTGTCACCCATAAATATCGCTGATAATAGTTCTGGGTCGTGTTTGATTGCTTTTGCTAATTTTACTGGCTTCGCTTTGTCCATTTCCTCGCATAATCCTTGAGCGAACTCGGTTAGCTTTTCCTGTTCTGTGATTGCCTTGTCCGCTTCTGTCTTTACCCACTGGATTTTTAAATTACCAGCTTCATCATATAGGGTAGACACGCCTTTAATATGTAAACCTTCTGGTGCTGGCTTAGTCATGTCGTGTTCTGGTGAATAGCCACGTCGTGCAGCATTTTTTTGAACTTTTTGTAACAACCGCTGGTTATTTCTGTGAGTTGTGCCTAAATATCTTGAAGCCGCCGACAAATTGCCGTTTGAAATAATTATTGCTTCTAAATATGCTTCTTGTGCTTTTGTTGCATATTGCTTTAAATCCTCGTAATACTTCATTCGCACCCCTCGCAACTTAATGCGTAATTAGCATGATAAGCATCGACAAAACCTTTTTTATAAGCAGGTGGCGTTGGCGATGACCCGTCGTGCAGGTCTGTCAAAGAACCACCCGACTCAAACATTTGTTTGCCCGATTGGTAAAAGAATCCTTCCCATAACTCATCAGTCAGAACACCTTTCAGGTTAGAAGTTAATTTAGCAATCTCTTTGCCCAGCTCATAATCATCAATCATATCAATTCCTTTATCTCTTTGTTGAAAAGTTTACGCATTGATATTAGTTCTTCACCAGTCCATTTCTTAGTTCTGTCTATCTCGCAGTAGTCAATTATCTCTTGCGCCTTATTCTTTCCGAACCTAATCTCCAGACCCTTTATATAACCATGTGTGGTTTTATTTCCGTTAATATTAGCTGATAAACCTGAATTACAATACCTATTACACTGAAGATAAGTGTTCATCTCGTCAAATCTTAACGCGCCCTGACTGCCGACTGTTTTAAAATGACCGCAACACCAGTCCATATCCTCTTTGCCGCACGATATACAGTACGGCTTTAGCCCTCGATCAGCAAACCATTTATATTCTTGTAGTTTCCTTAGTCTATTAAATACTGCCTGAGTTACTTTTAACTGATAAGATACGTCGTGTGTGACCACTTTCTTTTTAAACGCCTTGTCTCTAGCAACCTTTTCTTTATGAGCCTTTTGGCAAAGTTTGTCATGGTCTTTTTGCCATTGTTGTTTGATTAAAATATCTCGACATTTATCTGAGCAAAGCCAGCCGATAGGATATTGCCTGCCCTCTGCCGATCTAACCCCGCATTGCTTACACTTTTTAGCCACTTATTCCCCTTAATGCCTTGTTATGGGCCTACTTTACTTTGCAAACAATCGCTCTTGTTTCACTTGTAAAGCCGTTAAACAATTGAACGGGCTGCATCCCTGCATCCTCACATTCCTTAACAGCCTCAACAACTTCTGATGTAGTCATGTCGCTGCAACCGGCACATAACAAGGCAATCAAAAGGATGCCCAACCTGTAGTTTGTTTTCTGAAATTTCATCATGCCACCTTTTATTTAATACGTTATGCACGAAGTTTAGCTTTACACCCTAGCAGCACAATTTTAAATAATTCCGGCTTATTCTTTGCCCAGTTGCCGAGTGTTTGCAAACTTTGACCGGTCATCTCTGCAACATGGGATAGGCTTTTAAGACCCTCCGCTTTTGCTTGTGCTGCTGGTGTCTTGTCATTCATAACGGAATCCGTTCGCAATCGGCGCATTGAAAGTGACTTTAACTATCCCATTTCTGTGGGTATCTCCTTTATAACTATACCCCATAAACCCGCGCGTCAAGTGAGTGCTAGATACGGTTTCTAATTCCCCGCTTATCTCCACGGTGTCACCATTTTTTAAGTCAGCGATAGGTACTATTTTTCTAGCCAAATTGGAGGCACCCACTAGAGCGCCACCAATGTAATAACAACCTCTTCACCGTAGAAAGCTTCGTTTGCCAATTTCTTGCCAAATGAACGAGCGCCTTTTTCTGTTTTATAAACGTCATAGCTAATAGTTCCGGTTTCGCCTGTTACTGTAACTTTAAAATCTTTCATTGCTTTGTCTCCGCTGTTGTTTGCCTTAACTTGTAAACAATTATAGCAAACTATTTTAAGGATGCAAGGATTATTTTAAACTATTTTAAACAAAAGCACACAACCAAGCAACTCAGACCCTCAACCGCTGCGCGGCTAAAGAATTATTTATATTTATCTGGATTAATATCATATTCATTCAACAACTGTGTTTCTCGTGAGTGCCATTCCTGGGTGACGCCTGTTAGCTTTGCGATGTGGTCGTGGAATACTTTCCAACAATCTTGCATTTCTACCGTTGTTAGCTCCGATGATGTTTTGCCGTACAGTGCCTCAGTCACTAGATCGAAAGTTAGTTTAATATTATGCTCAGTCCACGGAAGCGGCACTCCCTTTTTTAATGCTTCTTCGATAAACTGCCGATAGTCATACCCAGCGTCATTCAGCTTAGCGGCATACTCGCGCAAGGTCGGATGCAGTGCATTATTTTGAGCTTCGGTTCTAGGCTTTTTCTCTTTAATCATCGTTTATCCTTCAATTCATTTAATGCCGCCCTCAAATGCTCGTCAGGCGACGATTTAAGCATACCCCTTATCTCGGGCATAGGTTTTTGTTTTTAACAGCGTAGCGGCTGTCTTACGAGCTTCAAACCGCAGATAGCATGATAATTTATGATCTATTATCGTCTGCATCTCTTCTTTTGTGAGTTTAGCTAGGTTAATGAATTTCACCTTCCCTCTCTTTGCTAGGTTCATCAATGACTCCCCGAATATTCTTCAGGAGTTTTAAAGTCATCGTTTAAGTATTGTTTCTTTGCCTTTCTTGCTTTTTTTGCAGTTTCTAAAACTCCAGCTCTACTTGAGTGCTTTGCCGCTTTCTCACCACATGTTATACACTGAGGACGCTTCTTAATTCTGCCAGTTACGAATAACTCATTTTTCTTGTAGCGACCACAGCCGCCGCAGTATTTTTCGTTTCTCATAACTAACTCGCTTGCCAGTGATTAGCGCAATACCAAGTATATGAACCTTTTTGGCTCGAAGTCATAGCACCAGCTTTATGACAATGACCTACCGCGCACTTGCTGTTGTGTCCGTGAGCAATAGATCGTATGCGACCTAAACGTTTATCTTGTGCTATTAACGCATCGTGCTTGGCTATTAATTCCTGCATTTCTTCGCTTGTTCTGCCTTCGGCTTTCTTAGCTTTTGCCAGTTCTGATATTGGGTTAATGTTATGCGTTGGAGCTGGTAGAGCGGCTTGACGTTCTTTCTCCGATAGTTCTTGCTGTTCACGATTAGCTTTCATTTTCATTGCGTGAATTGCTTTTAGCGCGTCAACAATATCGGCGGGCTTGGGTGTGAACTTACATTCTATGGCGTGCTTACCGAACGCAGCCTTAATGTCGTTTAATTCAAATCCTCTTAACAGTTTCCACCATATTTCCTTTACTTCCCGCGATGGCTTGTCTTTGCCAAATAATGCAAAGTTAGTATCGAGCAACTTAACAAACTCTTGACCTGTTTCTGCTGAATTATCCATTTAACTTCTCCTGTTTAATATCTAAGATTGAGCCGTTCATGAAAGACAAATCAGTTTCAAGCCCTGTTTCTGTCTCGATAAAGCCTTCTAGCTTTTCACCTGTCCGGCAAATTAACTCAATATCATTGAACGCTTTATTCCTGTCGTTTTGACCCATCGAAAAAGCGTCTTTACTGCATCCGTTGATCGCTGATTTTATTTGTTCTGGCGTATAGCCGTCCTTCAATCGGTTTTTGATGGCTGTTGCTCGCTTAGGTGTGAGTTTAGTTAATGCGCTTGGTTTACTCATAACGTTTAGCCAGTAATTAAATATCAATGTCACATTATCGGGATTGGCTTTAGCCAATGGTTTTGACTTATCTTTGTTCTTTATTGGTTTATGGTTATTGGTTAATGGTTTATGGTTAGGTGACGGCTCGTTCACGTCCTGTACACGCTTCGTGCTTTTTTCTTTACGCTTCGTTTCTCTTTCTATTGCTATTCGCTTATTTGTAACTGCGGTTTTATGATAATTGGCAAGCTCTTCTCGTATTCGGTCTTGCACATAAGCACCATCTTTAAAGGTAAAAAACTTAGTTAGCACAAATTTAACCGCCTCAATTTCCTCAGTGCTTGAAGCCCATGACCAATCAATCGCTTCATCAGCCGTTGGGAATCTTTCTCGGTCATAACACGCGTCAATTAATAGCGTGTACGCTCCGTGCTGAAGCATGGATAATCGCCCTGCTTTCTTTGCGTAGTCGCCTATATTCTTTTTGTAGTAATGCATTTACTGCCCCCATAAAAAAAGCCCCTTGAATCTAAGTGTTCGCACGGGACAACAAAATAAATCCCCACTTAGACTCAAAGAGCCGTTTAACATTTTGTTTATTATCTCAACAGGTGCGAAACTGGTTACTTGAGATATAATCATTATACTACAAATTATTTATTTTGCCAAACTATACTTAGCTACGCGGGTATGTTTGCCGACCTGTACCATCTCTTTATTAATAGCTATACACTCTATATGCTTTAAATCTGCTATTCGTTGAGCAAGTGACAAACAACCGAACATAGATAAGGCTTGCTTTGGCGTTATAGTCTTACCCCGCTTTAAATAGTTTAATATTTCAGATCGTTGGCTCATTTAAACCCCTTATTTAGTAGTTATCAGATAGTCGCTAATTTTCTTGACCATTTCCCAACTTATATTTGGATGCTGACCGTTGGCTATGTGTGACAAATAAACCCTGGTCACAGGAATGTTTCTAGCGACTTCACTTAAATTGCGCGTTTTTAATTCTTTAACCATTTCATCTCTTGTTAACATTTTTAGCCCTTATTCGTATTTAGAAGTTTACATTATAACCATAACTGTTTACAATTCAAGTATCAATTTAAATAAAACATTTTAAAAATAAATGAAATAATTGTTTACATTCCCTGTAATGCGTGTATATTTGTTTACAAGATAAACGAAAAGAAACTAATATGAATTCAGCATA